ATTAGCTAATCTTACTATAAACTTGTTTGGTATACTTTCTTCTCCATTATATGTAATAGAGTGTGCATAAGCTAAACCATCTATATAATGTTTTATTTTATCAAATTCTTCAGCATATACAGTTGTGAGTTTTCTATATACTTGATTACCTGAATCTAAATCTATATAATTTTCTGGAAGCATTGTTCTCAGCATTATATTAGTTTTTTCATCATCAATAGTTCTAGCTGCTATTAAAATAGAATTTGCATAATTTTCAAATAATGGTCCATACCCATCTGGTGCGAATTCATCTATACTATAAGGCCAAGTGTATTTAACTCTACTATATGTATCTGTATCTGTATCAGGAACTAAAAAAGTACCATCATTCAAAAGTTGTTTCTCTAAACTTGGTAAAGTTTTATTAAATTGACCATATCTTTGTCGAGAAGGTCTTATTAAAATTGGATAATTAAATTGTGTACCACTATTAGTTTCTAAAGGAAGTAAAATACCTTTTATTTTAAATTCTAAATAATTATTTATAGAATAATTATACTCTAAAATATCATGTATAGTATTTAAGAAAGTAGTTCCAGTAGTTGGGTTTTGTGAATTACCACTTAATTGAATTGAAAATTGAGAAGTATCATTATATAAATCAATTTGTTGTTCTGATTGCTCTGTACGTCCAGAAACATAAATTATTCCTCCTTGATTTGTTATTGAAGAAAAAGAAATTTTAAAAGTTGAAAAATCTTGAACTAAATCATAAGTATAATCATATATAGTAATACCACTACTAACAGGTCTAGAAACTAAAGCATAAGGAAAATTATCTACAATATTATTTATCGCATTTGCTATCTTTGTATAAAAAGAACTAAAATAAGCATAACTACTAGCATCTTCTGGTGGTAAATTTAATTCATTTTCTTTTGTTGTAATTATTTTTAAAACATCAAAATTATTTGAATTAGAATTGTTAATTGTTGCATAAGAAGAAAAAGATAAAGTATTTCCAGTATTATCTAAAAAACCTTGTTGAACACTTTTATCTATTCTAAAATTACCAAAAGAAAAAATTGAATCTGAAGCTGTTGCTGCAAACCTTAAATCTTGACCAGGAGTTGGTGTTATATCTAATGTTGTACCTGAATTTATATTTACCATTTTTCCTTTTATCTTTAAACATAAATATCTCTTGAAAAAAAGTTATAAAATTTAATTTTCTATTTTTTTTTATAATCTATTTATTACCAAGGATAAATTAATTTTTTTTATTTTTAATCAATCAAAAGTTTACTTTAAAACTTTTTTTGTTATATTATAAGAAATTCCTAAAAAGAGTAAATAGAAAATGGGATATATTTTAAATGAACCTAAAACATTTATAAACATCAAACTTACAGATGTTGGTAGAAGACAACTTTCACTTGGAAGTTTAAGATTTACTAGTGCAGTTTTGTCTGATAGAGAAATAAATTATGGTATAGATAGAACAGAGAAATATGATATTTCTAAAAATAGGATTTTATCTCCACTAGATACTCATCCTTCTTTTGTTGTGAATTTTGATGGAAGTAACGCTGTCCCATTAAGTGGTAATCAAGTTGTTTCTGCAAAACAATATGCAACTGGAGCAACTGAAAGTTATGGAATGTTTACTGGAACTACTATTTCTAGTGCGACAACTGCTATAGATATAACAAAGTTAATAGGTGGTAAATATAATACTATAACTTATAGTAATTCTCCTTTAAGTGGTACTACACAAGTAAAATTAGATAATTTTTCTGGTTCATATTATCCACAAGCTGGAGATTTAGCTTTTATTCCTTGGGAACCAATTCAAAATAGTGGAAATACATATTCTGGATTAATTCTTAATGAAGTAAATCCTACTGTAGCTATGTGGTATAGAGTTTTAAATGCATCTAGCGGTGCTACTGGAGAAATAACATTAGATAGACCAGTCCCAGATTTTGGAAGCTCTATAACTTCACAAAAAATAAATACTTATTTCTATCCATTTAATGGTGTAGAAACATATTATGGTACTGGTTCAACTATTGATTGTTCTGTATGGAATATGAATATTGTAAGAACTAAAAATATAGAAGGCGTTCCAGATACTATAAGTGGATATACTTCTTATGGTTCAATTGAATATAATGGTACTAAACAATATTTAGGATTTACTGGAGATACAAGTGCTTTAGGTATTTTACATTTCACTAATGAATTTACTGGAAATACTTATGCAGAACAATTTTTAGAAAAAAGTGTAAGAATAGATTTACCATATGTTTTATGGCATGGAACACAAGTAACAAATGGACAAGGATTGACTTATGGCTTAACTTTATATGATTCTTATGGTGATAAATATAATGATTCTATATCAAATAGTACTTATAGAGAATTAAGAGATGGAGTTGCTTCAACTAGTATGATTGTTGGAAGAGTTTATCATAAATTAAAAATAATTGTAATAACAGACCAAGAACTTTTAACTGCTTTAACTTATAAATCTAATAGAAATTATACGTTACCAGCATTACAAGTTAATTTAACTTCAACTCCAAAATATCCATTATCAACAAATACTGCAACTGGACTTTGTAAATCAGGTAAGACTTATTTTGTTACATATGTAACTGAAAGTAATCCAGTTTATACTTCAGGTTCTACATTTGGATATCCACAAGCTTTACATTGTGGTTATGTTCAAAGAATAGATGGAAATGTTGATTCTCAAGGTAATTATCAATTTTTAACAACATCTTTTCCAGCAAATGGATTTCCGTATTTAAGAAATAGTGCAGATATGGATTATAATTCTTCTTTTTCTGGAACAGGTTGGAATGCTAATAAAGTACAATTATTAGTAAGTGAACAAGATAATACTTCAGGCCCTATTACATTACAAGATGTTAAATCAATAGAATGGAAATTAATATCAACTGGAGTTGGTAATGGTATTTATACAGGTGATACTACTGATTTAACTATTGATTCAAATAAGTTAAATGGTTATCAATTTACTGTATCTCAAGAAGATTATGATAGTGGAAGTACTTATGTTTTAGATACTGTTTTCACAGATAATTCTGACCATACTTTAACAGGATTGACTTTTGGAGATGAATCATTTTTATTCGGAAATTTAAAAGCAGATGTTGTAGCCACTACTTATAAAACAGTAATAACTGCTTATGCTCAAAATGATGTTTATAATAGTTCTGTAAATGCAAGTTATAATTCAACTTTAGATAGCAGTACTTATATAACTGAAATTGGTATTCTAGATGATAATCAAAATTTGGTGGCAATAGGAAAACCAACATATCCAATTAGAAAAGATGAGGGTAGATTTTTAACCTTTCAATTACAAATAGATTTTTAAAATAATAAATAAATAATAATGGGCGCAATTACATCAGCAAGCACGGTTTATGCAACAGCTTACTTAACAGAAGTGGGAAGAAAATATTTATTTCAAGAAGGAAATAATGTTAGATTTGTCACTTTACCTGACGGAACAAAAATAGATAAATTAAAAATAGAAAGATTTTCATTAGGAGACCCTGATGTAAACTATCAATTACCTTATTTTTTAGAATCTGGTGATATTCCAGATTTATCTGGAGAAAATGAAAGTTCTATCACTGGAACTAAAGGAAGAAATTTAACTAATTTAATAAATCCAACAGAAGCAACAATGGGAACTGGTAATGATATTTTAGAATATACTTCTTCAGCAGATGTTATTATGTTCGATTTAAATAAAACTCTTAATCAAATTCCTATAGTAAAAACTCAAGAATTAATAACTTTATTAAATAATGCGCCAACTTTAGAAGCTGCTTACACAGTTTTACCAAAAAACTTTGGAGATAATCAAGTTGTTAATAATCAATTAGTAATTACTTTATTAGAACCTACAAATACCACTCCTGGATATAGAATGAGAATTTTCTATCCTTCAATTGAAAATAATCATAATAAGCTTACAATTCAATTTGAAAAAGCTTTTAAAACTATTATGACTACAGGACAATTTAACAGTGCTTCATCTCAAGCTACTTCTAGTGATTTAGGCGTAACTCAATAATATTAATAATATGAAAAATTTTAATTTAAATCCATCTTTACAAGTTGAATCTAGTTTTAAACCTACAATTTATACTGGTTCTTTAGGACCAGTGAAACCAGCTAATTATCAAAACCCTGTTTTAGCTGCTCAGTCAAACTCAAATCAAACATTAGCCGTTAATGAATGGCAAGCTATGGAAGTATTTGATGAAGGATTAAGACAAGCTTTGATTGGATGGGTAAATACAACAAAAGAAGGAATTGTTGTAACAAATGCAAGCGGTTCTACTAGAAGTAAAACTATTAACTTTCAATTTTTTGGAAGTCCTTCAAAAGATATTATTGGCGCAGGAGATGTAGGTCAATTTTCAATTGTTTTTAAATTTACAACTCAAATTGTAACGCCTCAAAATTCAATTGCACCAAACGTAGTAAACTTTTAATTAAAATAAAGAAATAATGATTGTAGATTCAAGATTTACCAAAAAAGTAGATTCATATGTTGCATTACAAAGAGAAAGCTCTAGAATTAAGAGTTTATCTGAAAGCTCATTAAAATTTACTTTATGTGACAGAGATAGTTTAACAGATAAAAAAGGTAATTACTTTATGTCTTTTAATTTACCTCACAAAACGAGTGCATTACCAACGACTAGCACTGTTTCAAAACTCTTCCCAGAACTTCAACAATTAAATGTTGATAAGATAATTGTGTCAAGTATACCAGCTTCTTTTTATAGTGAATTTATAGATGGTAAAACTATCAAAATGACTGTTCCAGTTAGTGGAAGTACAAATCCAAATGTTTTATCTGGTGTAACTCTTGTTTCAAGTACTTATAGTGCTGTAAAGCCTTTAAAATATGAATCAAATATACTATTAGGAGATAATATTGTATTTTTATTTTCTGATGATATCAATAGACCTTATAGTGGAAAAACGAGAAATGAGTTAGGAGATGCAATTAACAATGCTACTAGTTTATCTTGGAATCCAACTGGAGAATATAATGATAAACCAGGAGCTACAGCTTATTCTGAAATTCAAGACTTCTATAATACAGATACAAGAACAAATGCAAAATATGCAGTAACTGTTCCATCTAATTACCCAGATAATAGAGCTGGTTATAACTATGATATTCCTTGTGGTTTTGTTATTTTAGATAAAGGTTATGTAGTATTAACTCATCCTCAAATTGTAGATAATTTTCCTTGGACTTCTGGATTTACTTCATCAAATATTGCTTATACAGAAGATTATAATGTTTCAAGTAAAACAAATATTCATTTTACTGGAAGTAGTCATGTAGATTTAAGCGCAGAAGGTGCATTACTTTCTTTTAAAGATATTGATACTTCATTTAAAATGACATCTGTTTGTATTGCTTTACCTAAAGAATTTTATATTTCAAATAATAAAACTTGGGATTATCAAAAAGTTATAGATAATTTAAATGGTCAAAATGATGTTATAAATTATGATTCTGTATTTATCACAGAAATAGGTTTATATAATCCTTTTGGAGAGTTGGTTGCTGTAGCTAAGTTGAGTGAACCAGTTGAAAAAACTTATGTTAACGCTTTAACTTTTGAGATTAATCTCGAAATGTAATTAAAAAAATAATTATTAAAGCCTGTTCTGAAAAGTTCAGGCTTTTTTATTTACTTTTTTTCAAAAAAAGCTATTTTTAAATAAAACAATAAAAATGACATTAGGTTTAGATATATCAACATCAGTAATAGGAATTGCTTTATTTGATAAAGAAGGTAATATTTGTAGTTTAGAATATATTAAGTTTAAAAATAAAATTAGTATGTTTCAAAAATTAGATGATTTTATTAAACATATTGATAATTTAAGTGAAGCTTTAAATTTAGAAACTGGAGAAAATAAAATACAAAATATTTCAATTGAAGAACCTTTGAAAAAATTTAAAGGTAAATTTTCAAATGCAGATACCATCCAAAAACTTACTCAAATAAATGCTATGGTTAGTATTTATTTGTATAGAAAATTTAAAGTTGAACCTAGATATTATAATGTAAATACTGCAAGAAAAATAGTTTTTCCTGATTTAGTAATTCCTCAATCAGCTCCAAATAAGAAATATTTAGTCTGGGAAAAAGTTGTAGAAATTGCACCTCAAATTAATTGGAAATATTCTAAAAAAACACATCAACTAATGACTGAAAATTTTGATATGTCAGATAGTTTAGTTGTTGGACTTTGTGATATTATTGTTAGAAGAAAATCTTTAGACATTCAAGAAGTAGTTGAAAAAGTTGAAAAAATTGAAAAAATAAAAAAATAATTTGTTAAATAAATATTAAACATTTATATTTGCCAGATATTTTTATATCTTGGAAGAAAAAACACAAATAGTAGTTTCAATTTTAAACACAATTTTAGGCAACCCAAAAAGAAGTGGGAATTTGCAAGAATTTGAATTTAATTGTAATTCTAAAGTTTGTAGGCTCGATAGAGAAAAATATAACTTATCTTATAATTCAAAAAGCAATAAATTTCATTGCTGGAAATGCAAATATGGTGGTTCTATTAATAGATTAGTAGAAGATTATGGAAATAGTGAAGATATAAAGAAAATTAATTATATTTTACCTCAAGAAAAATCATTTAAAAAAGAAATTAAAAAAGATTTTGATTTTAATGACATGATTGTTTGCAAACTACCAGAAGATTTCAGACCTTTAAATGTTCCAAATAATAGCAGTAGACATTATGTTGCAGCAGTTAAATATGTTGTAGAAAAAAGAAAAATTTCTTGGGATGTTATAAATAAGTTTAATATAGGATATACAGAAGATAAAGGCAATAGGAAATATAGGATAATTATTCCATCTTATAATTCTTTTGGCAAAATCAATTATTATGTTGCTCGTTCTTATTATGAATCAGTAAAACCCAATTATATGGCTCCTCCAAAAGAGGAAGTTGCTAGAACTGAAATTATTTTTAATTTAAAAAATGTTAATTTTGATTTGCCAGTAATATTAGTAGAAGGAGCTTTTGATATGTTTCCTTTGTATAATGTTATCCCAATGTTAGGTAAAGAACCTTCTAAGTTAATTTTAAATAAATTAAAAGAATATGGTAGTAGAGTTATTCTTTGTTTGGATGAAGATGCTTTATTTGATACAGTAAAACTTTATAATTTATTAACCTCTTATGGTTTAGAAGTTTTTTATATAGAAGTAAAAGATGACATAGATGAATTTGTTAAAAAAAATGGTAAAGATGCAATTGTTAATTTAATGAAATCTTGTCAAAACTTACATTTACAAAATGCATTTAAAAAACTTTGTGATAAAGAAAAAGAAAATCCAAGAGAGTATGTAGAAGAGTTAGAAATAAAAAAAGAATTTGAATTAATTAAACAAGAAAATAAATAATTATGAAAGTAGAAATTAAAAATTTAATAGCGCATATTTCAGATATTCATATTAGATATGGTAGTAGACATGAAGAATATAGAATTGTTTTTCAAAGAGTTATTGATGATTTACAAAATAAAGGAGTAAAGAGAATTGTTTTTTCTGGGGATTTGTTTCATATTAAGATAACACTTTCACCTAATGCAGTTATGTTGGCTGGATGGTTTTTGGAAGAGCTTTCAAAAATTGCACCTGTTGATATTATTTTAGGTAATCATGATTTAAATTTACAATCTTTAGAACAAGGAAATGCTATTGAACCTATTATTAAACTTTTAGATGGTGGTTATATTATTGAAAAAGGAACAGAAAACATACCATTACATCAAGGTTCTAATAATGGAATATTTTTCTTTGTACATAGTGGATTTTATAATATAGATAACAATATTGTTTATGGAGTATTTTCTTGTTATGATAATGAAATGCTATCATTAAAATTAGAAGATAAAAAAGAAGATAAAAAATATATCGCTTTATTTCATGGACCAGTTTACGGATGTAGAGGTAATAATGGATATGAATTAAAAGGAGACCATTTAATGAATTTATCTGCTTTTGATAATTTTGATATGGTTTTACTTGGGGACATTCATGAACATGAAAGTTTTAAAACAAAAGATTCAGAAGTTCAAAACATTGCTTATGCTTCCTCTTTGATTCAACAAGATTTTTCAGAATCTATAGAAAAAGGGTATTTAATTTGGGATTTAGAAACAAATACATTTGAAAGATGTTTTATTGAAAATGATTATGGATTTGCAAAATTAAATATTTCAAGAGGTGAGTTGGTAGAAGAAAGGATTGAAGAATTAAAAATGTCAAAAAATCCTAAAAAAACTAAAGTTTCTATTGTTTGGGAAGAATATCAAGAAAATTATTCTGTAGAAAAAGAAAAACAAATTGAAAGACTTGTTAAAACTAAATTCGGTTGCGAAACTGTAAGTGTTGATTGTCAATATATTTCTAAACAAGAAGAAATAGAAAATTTAAATATTGATGAAGATGCAGATTATTCAGATACAGAAGAATTTGAAACATTATTAAGAGAATTTGTAGAAAATAGCGAATACGATAATGAGGAAGAAGTAATTGAATTATCTAATGAAATAGATAAAATATTAAACTATACCTCCCAGAAAGGAAAAAAATGGTATTTAGATAAATTAGAAATATGGAATTTATTTAGTTTCCCAAACAAAGTAACAACTTTTGATTTTAATAATTTAAGTGGAATAACTGGTATATTTGGTAAAAACTTTAATGGTAAATCAAATATTATTAGAGCAGTAGTTTGGATTCTTTATAGAAAAATATTAGGAGGAGGAGAAGCTCATAGATTAACTAATATGTATACTGGAGAAGAAACAGCTGGTGGTAGAATATTTATTACAATAGATTCTGAAAAATATCTTATTGAAAGAACTGTAAAAGTAAAAACAAAAAAAGATGGAACACCAGATGTTTCTTATGGTATTGAATATAAAAAACTTGAAGGTTTAGAAGGAGAAGATAAAAAATGGAAAAATATAGACTCTGATAAAGCTGCAACAGAGAAAAAAGAAAAAAGTAATATTATTGTAGAATCAATAGGTACATTTGAAGATTTTACAAAAGTTGTTCTTCAAGCTCAAAGTGGAGAAGGTAACTTTTTAAATATGAGTCAACAACCTAAAAATGATTTAATAAATAAATATTTAGGTTTAGAAATATTTAGAGATCCTAAAGAATATGAAATTAAAATAGAAGAAGAAGAAAAATTAATTGTTGAAAATGAAGAATCAATTAAAGAATATACTATAGAAAAAGAGGAAACTGAAAATAAAGTAGAACAAATTGATAATAAAATTCTTGAATTAACTAAATCAATTACAAAAGTAGAGCAAACAAAATTTTCTACAACTCAAGAAGTTAACAATGCAATTGAAAAACAAAAAGAAACAAATGAAAATTCTTCTAATCAAATACAAGATTTAGAAACTTTCTTATCTACAAACTTCAAAAAAGAATTACCAAATGAAGATTTAGATTCTCCATCTGTTATTGAAAGTAAAATAATTGATGAACAATCTTCTTTTGCTTCAAATAAAGAAAATTATATAAAAATAGAAAAATGGTTATCTGAAAATCCTAAAAAACAAGAATTAGATATAGAACCATTAAATAAAAAAGTAACAGATATAGAAAGTGCAATTTCTAAATTGAATGATAAACTTATTATTTCAAAAGGAAAAAAATGTCCAACTTGTAATAGCGTACAACAAGTAGCAGATGCAGAACTTGAAAATAAATGTGTTGAGGATATAAAAAGAGGACAAGAAGCTTTAGAAATTGCAAAAGCAAGCGTTTTAGAGTCTAAAAACATATCTATACATAACAACAATTATGATAGAGAAGAAAATCGATTAGGAGCGTTAAAAAACACATTACAAACAAATAAACTTAATCTTGATAAGTATAAAAAAGATTTAGAATTATCAAAAAGTATTTTTGAAATAAAAAGTCATAATAAAATTGTTAATGAAAAAACTTTAAGTTTAGATTCTTTTAGAAAAATATTAATTAATGGTGAAAATGATATTTTAGAACTTGAAAAAGAAATTAAAATAATCGATTCAAATAAAGAGTTCATTTCTAAAAATTTAACTATAAATGAAGAAATTAAAGAATATGAATTTGAAAAGAAAAGCCAAAGACTTATTGTACATCAATTAAATGAAAAAATTGTTGATTTAAAATCTAAAAATAGTGTTTCAAATAAAAATATTGAAAATTTTAAACAAAATTTAGAATCTATAAAAGAAGCAGAAAAATCTTATAGAAAATATACAATTTATTTACAAGCTGTACATAGAGATGGAATACCAGCAAAAATAATTAAAAAGAAACTTCCTGTTATTAATTATAAAATAAACTCTATATTAAGAAATTTAGTAGATTTTAAAATAGAAATTTTAATAAAAGATAACGGAGATATTAAAGAAATGTTTTACTTTAATTCACTTGAAAAAGATGCTTTACCAATGTCTATGGCTTCAGGTGCTCAAAACTTTGTTGGAAGTGTAGCAATTAGAGATTCTTTACATTTTGTTAGTACATTAACTAAACCATCTTTATGTATAATTGATGAGGGGTTTGGAGCTTTAGATGATGATTTAACTATTGCTATGGAAGGTGTATTTAATTATCTTAAAAATAAATATAAAAACACATGGGTTATAACTCACAAAAATGAAATAAAAGATTTTGTTGATAATATCATTCAAGTTTCCAAAACTCAAGTTGGATTAACTGAAGAACAAATAGAAGAAAATCCTAAATGTGGTATATCAGTATTTGATATTCAAAAAAATTAATTATATACAAAAAAATCTGCATTAAAACAATGCAGATTTTTTTTTAATTTTCATTTCCCCCAATCCTCGTCTCTGGATTTTGAATAGGCTGTTCCAAAGGTCGTTCATTTTTATCTTTAAATAATTTAACAATATTTTTTTGTTCTCCAGCCTCTTGTTGTTTTTTTAATAAATCTTCTTGAAAAGCTTTTATTTTATTTAAATCTGTATAAACTTCAACAGTTGTCATTCCTTTATCATTTGAATTATAACCATTTAATGGTCCTTGAAAGAAATTTCCAGTAAACCACATTCCTTTTATATTATTTGTTTTAAATAATCTCCAAACATTTTTAATTTCAGCACTTCTAACCCCAGTCATTTTTGCTTGTTTTTCAGATTGACCTTGCTTATGTATTGCTCTGACAACTTTATTTCCTTTTTTTGAAGTTCCCATAGCAACTGGATAAATAATTCTATATTTACCAGAACCAGCAAGCATAGAATCTCCTTTATATAAAATACCAACTTCTCTACCTTCTTGAATAGCTTGAGTCATTAAATCAATATTAAAAGGGACTCTATTATTACTTAGAGCGAAAGCAGTTTCATTATCAACATCTTCATTTAATAATCCTGCCAACTTTTTCAATCTATTCTTAAAACTTTCTGATAATAACATAATTAATATAAATCGTATTTTGTTATTTCATCTTTCGATGTAATTTGTTTAATATCTTTAATTTTTTTCATATTATAAAGAACCATCATTTTTTCCCCCCACCCAAAAGGATTATCAACAATTTCATAATCAATATTATTATTAATTAAAAATTCTCTTAAATTAATTGTGTTTTTAGGTTTTAAAGCTTTTTCATTAAGTATTATATTATTAAAGATAAAAGCTTTTATTTTATTTTCTTGATTGTATTTTTCTAATCTTTCTAAAATTTCTTTTTGTTTATTTTTAATAACATTATTTAATACAAATTCTTTAACATCATCTAGATTTAAAAAAGAATTATTTATATCATTTCCTTTATCTACTGTTATTAAATATAATTTTCTACTACCTTTAGAATATTTTAAAGCTGTATCGTAATGGGTTGTTAAATATAAACCAGCACCATATTCATATCTACCATTTTTTTGAGCAATATTTTCATCGTAATCATTTAAGTTACCTCCATGCCAAAATTGCATATTATTTTCAAAACTAATATCATTATCAACACCTTCAGTTAATAATCCTGCCAACTTCTTCAATCTATTCTTAAAACTTTCTGATAATAACATAATTAATTTGTTGAATAATAATCTTGATAAACATCTGAAGTTAATCCATAATCAACTAAAACAATTGTATCTTCACCATTTCTTTTTACAATTCCATAAGAATTAACTCTCCTTAAATCACCAGAAGGAATACCATAAGTTCCAATTAAATCGAACATATCTTGCATGAATTCATTTTCCCACATTGCATCCAAAATATCTTTATCTAAGTCCATTTTTCCATATCTTGTCTTACTATTACTAGCGTCTATTTCATGATTAAATAAAGCGGAAGAATAGTCTTCAAATGAGAATCCTACAATTTTTTTGAAATCAGATTTTTTAGCTCTTACAGCTAATTCCATTTCTAACCACAAATTGTTTTCTTCGTAATCAAAAACTTTTGCTAAAACTCCCTCTAAACCATCATAATGACTATAATCAATTTCAACTTCATTTTGAGCCAATCCTTTTTTATTTTTTGCTAATTTCAAAACTTTTTCATCATCAATTTTAAAAACAACTCTTGATGAACCTGAAGCTAATCTTTCTAAATGTTCAGTACAATAATTAATTCTTTGTACAAATGAAGTTAAAGTTTTAAAAAATTCCATATCGAATGATTGAGGATATTCTTCTGTTAAACTTTCTTTCATTAACGCTTTAGCTTTTTTCCATAAATCATTATCCGCTTTTCTTGCACCGCCAATTCCAGTTATAAAACTATTAACTCTTCCCATAGCCCATTGGTCTTGTGCAGTGCCTGGTCTATGACCTGTGTTCCATGCGGCCTTACCTTTTTTATAAACTTTTTTAAGAATAGATAAAGGTATTTCTGATTTTTCTGATTTATTTTTTAAAGCAGTTATTATATTGTCGCTAATTTCATTTAAATCTTCTTCTTCTTTAAACAATTTATTATAAGCCTTAGTTGCTTCAGACTCTTTAGTTTTTATTCTCTCTTTTTGTTTTTCGTCTTTAAAATCAGCTTTCCAATCTTTTTTATATTCATCTTTTCCTTTAAATTTTTCTATCTCTTTTTTCATTGCTGATTTAGAGCCAAACTCTCCAGAATCTTTAAGACCTTTTAGATATTTTTTTGGAACTTCATTTTCTAAAAATAAATTTAAAGTTTTTTTAATTGTTTCATTTAAATTTTCTGAATCATCTAAATTAATTTTAAAAACTTTTATAAATAAATCATCATTTCCTTTTATTACTCTATGGTATTGACCAGACTCTATAAATATAGGATTATTTGGAGTTAAGCTTATTGGCAATTCATTATCTAATTGTATTTTCCAATCATTTTCTTGTAAAGGAATTATGATTCTATCTTCTCTATCTCTATGCCAAACTAATTCTTGTTCATTTATGGAATTATCAAACTGTCTGATTGATAAATTTTCATTTAATATTTTTTCTATATATGGCTTCATTTGTTTTTGTTTTTATTTTTTCTGGGAAGGTGTGTTTGTTTTTTACCAATAAAAATTTCCTCCTCCAACTAAACCTAAAAGTTTTGCATATCTAGGTAAATTACAAGACCAATAACCTGGTTTAGTTCTATCTTTTTTATCTTTACAATTATGTCTATCAGCAAAGTTTTTTCTTGCTTGAGGGTCTTTTATTTTAACAGCTAAATTCCCACCGCCACTTTTTGCTCCAAATGAAACTTTTTTTATTTTTCCAGTTTGGGGGTTTTTTACGTAAACGAAATATTTTTTAGAACCACCTCTCTTAGGTTTATTTAAATCAACTTCTTTTCCTTTATATTCTGCTTCATTAATTTCTTTCTCTTCAAAAGGTAAATCTAAAGGAACTAGTCTATGATTAAATAAAGCCTTTTCGCCAGCATCAGAATTAATTATATATTCATCTGATTTTGAAATTAAAATTTCATTTTTTAAATATAAGCTTCTTACTTCTTTTATTAATTTTAAATGTTTATTTGAACCGTATCTAAAAATAGTTTCAGAAACAGTAATGTTATTGTTTAAATGATATTGTAAATCTTCACTAATTAAAGATTTTGATTCTTTTAAAACTATTTTTGAATCACTTAAATTCTCCATAAAAAAAATAATAATTTTAAGATATTTATATAAATATCAAAAAATATTCTTATTCACTTTACTTTTTTAACTAATAGTATAAATTATATATAATTATGTATTCTAGAAATGAAATTTTAAGAAATCAAAATACTTTTAGCTATGAAATAAGAAAGTGGCTTAAAAAAGATTTTTCTCAATCAAAATCTGACCTTTTTAATATCAAAACAAAAGATGATGAAATATTAAAAGAAAAGAAAAAATTAGAATTAAGATTTGAAAAAGTTAAAATTGAAAAAGAAATTGAAAAATTCATAATTAACGAAAAAAATATTTATCCTAAGTTTTACGCTTGGTGGGATGAAATTAATGAAACTGTAGAAATATTTTTATATGAAGCCAAATAGAAAAAACACAAAAAATGTATTAATAGATTTATCTTACGATGGTTCTATGAATGAATTTGAAGAATTTTATGGATTCTCAATAACCTATCAAGAACTTGAGCAACAAAGTTATATTGAGTTTAAAGAATTAATGTTTGAATATATTAATAAAAAAATTAAATTTAGAAAATTTGGAAGAATTGGACACATATTAACTGTTAGAGCAGAGATGTATGATTCAGAAATAGAAGAACTTGAAAATTTAATTTTAAAAAATAAGATTAAGACTATTTATGGATGGATAGCTAAAGATGTCACTTTAATAAATGAAGAAGAACAATCTTTAAAAGTATTATCTACAATTAACGAACAAAATGAAGATTATTATGAATGATAAAGGAAATTCAAAAAAAGAAATGTTAGAAAGGTTTGAAAAATTGGGAATTCCAGTTCCATTGAAACCTGTTGCGCCTTCTGCAAGTTCTAAAAATCCAGATTTAGCTAGTAAAATGGATTTAATTAGAAATGGTGGATTGAAAAACGAATACTCTAGCTTTATTGAAAAGGCTGAAAAAGTTACAGCAGCACCCTCTTATATCCCAGTTCCTAAAGTTGGTAAAAAACCTGGAGAGGTTTCAAAAGACACTCCTTCTTTAGAAAGTTTTTCAAAAAATTCAAACTCTGAAGCTTCTTTGTATGAAAGTATGTTATATGGAGAGGTTGATTCAAATACTCGCAGTACTCAATCTGCAAAAGATGTAACTGATTTTGGACCATCAAATTTAGATACAAGAGCTAAATTACAAGAAAGATTAAAAGAAAGACAAAATCAAGCAATTGAAAATGTTTCAACACAAAATTTTATTGGAGGAATTCAATTAACGGAAGCTGAATTGACTGAAAAAATTACAGAAATAGCAAAAGAAATTTCTAAGAACATGATTAAAACAATTTTGACTGAATTTTCTAAAAAAGAAGGAGGAATTATTGTTGAGAGTAAAAATGTTAAAAAAGCTGAAATTGTTGGAAAAAATAAAGTGAAAATTGGCAATACTATTTATGAAGTTAAAAAAGTTCCACAATGATAAATTCATCTTTAAATATAAATACTGGAATAGTTAAAAATAATATTTTAATTCAAATAGAGTCATCTTTTAAGGATGAATTTACTAATGATGTTTATTTTTTGGAATCTTTTTCAAAAAATCACAATATGGATAATCTTTCTTTTTTGTTGTTGAAAAACGGAAAAGAAATTTCAAAATTAGAATTAAAAAATAAAAATATTGATAATTTTTTAAAAGAAGTTTATAGCCAAACAAATGATTTTGATTTTAATAATAATTTCAAAAAGAAGCATGCTTCTGAATTTTCTGAAAAAGTTTCTAAATTTTTAGAACAAATTGATTCTTCAGTTGTTGTTAATGGGAAATTGATGGAAGGCTATAAGTCTAAAATGAGAATGATGAGTGGAATTGAAGATTTAAATAGAAATATCAGATAACCCCCCAGAAAAAAAGTAATAATTTTTCATAACTATTTATTATCATGGAAGAATTTTATATTTTATCAGAATCAACTGGAGATAGTTTAACAAAAACTGAAATCAAAAAAATCGTAAGAGATGAGTTTGAAAAGCAGTTTAATAAAACAAAACAATTAGACGCTTCAGATGTTAAGAAAATTGTAAAAGATATGATGGTTGCACAATATAAATTCTTCTGGGAAAAAAGAAGTTTTTGGACTAACAACATTTAAGATGAATAGAGAAGAATTACAAAAATTAATAGATGCAGAAGTATCAAAATTTCTTTCAAATAATTATATGGAAGAAACTAAACCTGAACAACCTAAGAATGTTCAAATTCAAAATCCTATTCCCCCAACAAATCAAATAGCCAACTTAACAGAAGAGGAGTTAGATGATATATTATTTTATGGAGGAAAGAAACCAGAGGATATTTAAAACATATATAACAAAAGAAAATGACAGCACAAATAACACAAGCGGAAATCAATCAATTAAAATCTCAATTTAATAAAAAGTTGGGTAAATTTTCAGTTATATTTGATAAAGATGAAAACGGAGAAGAAAACTTTAAAATTTATAATGGTAAAAGTGGAGCTGATGCTTATTGGTCAGGTAAAATAATTTTACAAAATGATTATAGTATCTCTTGGAATTTTTCTTTATTGGATGGACTTACATTAAGTTCTGAAGCTTTTAAAATTGATGAAAATACAAAAGATATAGTTTTATACATAAAAGACATGTATGATATTTGGTATCAAAATATATCACCATATATTGGAGATGAAATATCTAATCCAACTGGTCCATCAAAAGCAAACGCTGAAGCTCCAATAGAAGAACAGTTACCAATAGCTGAATCAATTAATTTAAATGATAGACAAAAAGTTATTAATGAAAATAATGACAGAATGAAACGTCTTGCTGGATTATAATAAACACAAACAACAATAAGTAAAAAACCCCTCAACTTAATTAATTGAGGGGTTTTTTGTTTATATAATTATTTTTACAATCCTTTCCAACTTTGTAAAGGATTTGTTTTGTATTTTAATTCAGTTCTTCTATAAACTTCAAATTCAATCACTTTACCTTCTTCTAAAGTATCATTACCTTTTAACTTAACGTAATCACCTTCTTCAAGTTTTCCACTATTTTCAGCATCCACAACTTTAAATAAATCTTCAAATTGTCTTTGTAATTTAATGGTTACACCTTCAAAGTTTAAAATAATTGTTGAACCTGGATTTTTAGCAACATCATAAATACTTTGTGAATCTTGAGACTTTTCTTCCGTTGGAACAACATTAGAATATTCATTTGTTTGATTTAAAACTGGCATACCTTCATTTTCATTTAAGAAAGCCAATTCTTTTTCAATAGAATTTAATTTTTTTAAAAGCTCAATTTTTTTTATATTATTATTTAAAGATTCTTTAATTAATTCTTTTAATTCTGTTTTAGTAATTTTCATAAAATAACTTTTTATAATAAATATTAGGAATTTTTATTTTTTTTTCTTTTACTTGTCTTATTATGTCAAATAAAGTAATAATAACAAAATTAAAAGCCAATTATAAGGTAGAATATGAATTCAGAAGAAATTTGAGTGATTTTATAAAAGAATTTCCTGAAGAACATAGACAAATTAAAGTTGAAAACTTTCAAGATGATTTTGGAAATCCTTTTCAAAAATGGTATCGACTTGTATCTGAATATTATATAGGTAAGGTAATAGGATTCTTAAAAGATAATAATGTACCTTTTAATTTTAGTAATTTAACTACTGAAGAAGTAGAAAAATTAAAAAATGAATTCAATCAAAGACAAGAAAGATTAATTAAATCTTTATCAATAAAAGCTGATAATATAAAAACAGATGATGTTGATTTTTCTTATATGAAATTAGAGCCCTATGAATATCAAAAACAAGCTTCTGTATTTTTTGATATGTGTGATGGAAAAGCTATTTTGGGGGATAGCCCAGGAGTAGGTAAATCACTCAAAATCAACACTTTAGTTTCAACAGAAAAAGGTTGGGTAAAAATGGGTGACTTGAAAATTGGCGATAAAGTATTACATCATGATGGAAATTTTTATCCAATTACAGGAGTTTATCCACAAGGTCAACAAGAAAATTATAAATTTATATTAAATGATGATTTTGAGACCGATTGTAATATGGAACATCTTTGGATGGTAAGAGATTTTAATAGAAGAATAAAAGGGAGGGGATGGACCGTAAAAACACTAAGAGAGCTTGTTGATATGGGTCTAACATATAATAATCCTAGCGGTAAAAGAGCGGAAACAAATAGAAAACCAACTTTAAAATGGGAAATACCTTTAGTGCAAGCTGCTAATTATCCAAAACAAAAATATATAATAGAACCTTATGTGTTAGGAGCTTTAATAGGTGATGGAACTTTTGTTGGTAATAGTAGTATAGCTATATCAATACCAGATTTTAAAATACCTATAAAAAATAGAATAAAAACCTTAATTCCAGAATTAATAAAAATAAAAAAGAAAAAAATAACAAATGATAAAGAATGTCCAACTTATTTAATTTCTAAAACAAGTGGTAATGAAAATATTTTTAAAACTGAATTAAAAAAATTAAAAATTAATGTAAAATCTCCTAATAGATTTATACCAGAAAATTATTTAATTGGAGATAAAGAACAAAGATTAGAACTTTTAAGAGGTTTAATGGATACTGATGGAAGTGCTAGTAAAAATAGAATACATTATCATACATCATCAAAACAATTAGCATATGATGTAGCTCAACTTGTTCAATCTTTAGGTGGACAAGCCTTAATAAAAGAGTATATAAGGGAAAAAGAAGGAAAATCAACTGAATGGAGAGTTAATGTTCGTATGAATGTTTGCCCTTTTCATTTAGATGCTAAAAAGAAAGAGTGGTGGGTAGCTCAAAAAAATGGAGCTGTAAGATATATAAAAGATGTTGTTTATACAGGAATGGAAGAACATATTTGTATTTCAGTAGACTCACCAGATAATACATTTGTTGTTGAGAATTATATTGTTACTCATAATACAGCTTCAGCAATGACATATGCAGCTGGAAAGAAACAAAAAACATTAATTGTATGTCCTTCAAATCTTCGTTTAAATTGGAGAAAAGAAATTGAATTATTTACTCATGAAAAAGCTTTTGTGTATAAATGGAAACCAACAAAGAAGTCTGGTAAAATTAATCATTCAAAAGAAGATTCTTTATTTCATGTAATAAGTTATGATTCTTTAGCTTCTTATGTTGAGATTGCAACTTCTCATACTTGTAAAAATGTATTTTGTGGTTGGAAAGAAAAAAATAGCAAAAGAAGATATAAAGATAAGATTTGTCCTAAATGTGGAGTGAGAGCAATGATAACTTCTCGTGCAACAAAAGATTTTACTTTCGTTGAAGATAAACAAGGTCATAAGCTTAATCCAGAGGACTATCAAATATTAATTATGGATGAAGCTCATTATATTAAAAACGGTGAAGCAGATAGGACTAAAATCATAAAAAAGACACTAAAAGATATTCCAAGTAGAATATTATTAACTGGAACTGCAATAAAAAGTAGACCTTATGAATTTTTTTCATTATTAAACTTTGTTTCTCCTGAAGAATGGAAAAATTCTCATTCATTTGGAGTTAAATATTGTGCCGCCGAAAAAGGTGCTTTTGGTTGGAATTATAATGGTGCTTCAAATTTAGATGAATTATTTGAAAAAATATCTCCATTCTTTTTAAGAAGATTAAAAAAAGATATCTTAAAGTTTTTACCTCCAAAAACATATACTATTATTCCTATTGAATTAAATGATGTTGAAACGAGAGAATACAAAAAAATTGAAGAAGGAATCATAGAGGAAGGTCAAGAAGATGATAATAAATTAAATCATTTAACTAGAATACAAAAATTAAAACAATTTACTTCTGAAATTAAAATGAAAAAAGCTTTTGAGTTTATTCAAGATATAGTTGATAGTGGTGAAAAAGTTGTTGTATTT